ATGCAGGTCAAAAAATATTTACAAATGCCTGTAACTCTAATCACATCCAATCAGGCACACCTATACACGCATTACAAAAAACATATTAAAATATTTGACAAAGTTATTCCTGTGGAAGAATTTGACACAATACAAACCAGAGACTTTTACAATGGAGCTGAAAATAAAATAAATGATTTATGGAAAAATCATCTGAGATCCACTGCTTATGAATTGACCCCATATGATGAAACCATTGTGATGGACACTGACTATATTGTGGGTAACCGTAATTTACTAAGATGTTTTCAAAGCAAAGAAGATTTTTTAATACATCAAAAGTCTATTTACATCAATTATTTTAATCAATCTGAATGGAAAATCAAATACATCAGCGACACGGGCATGGAGATGTATTGGGCCACAGTGTTTTACTTTAAAAAAACTCAAAGAGTGTGTAAATTATTTGAATTAATCAATCATATCAAAAATAATTGGAACTACTATAGATTTGTGTGGCAAATACCTGAAATAAATTTTAGGAATGACTTTGCGTTCAGCATGGCCATACACATATTGAATGGATATGTTAAAAACGTTTGGCCTTGTAAAATTCCAGATTCTCTTTATTACATCACAGACAGAGACAAAGCAGAACATTTTGAAAATAATAGATGGCAATTGTCACTGTTTACAGGATCGTCTTATGTGAAAACAGCTGCCAAAAATATTAATTTGCACGTGATGAATAAATTTAGTTTGGATAATGTTATTAACAAGGAATTATAAGCATGACAACACAAGGATTTTGTATATTTGCACAGCATAATAAGAGTACAGACTATGCTAAACAAGCCTATGCACTGGCAATGAGTATAAAAATACAAATGCCCAACAGTAAAGTTTGCCTTATTACCAATGCAAACATCAATAAAAGTATTAGCAAAGTGTTTGACCATGTGTTGGATATTCCAGGCAACGATGAAGCTGCCGATCAAGATTGGAAAATTCAAAACAGATACAAGATATATCAATGCACACCATTTGAACGCAGCATAATACTGGATGCTGATATGTTAGTGTTGTCAGATATCAGTCATTGGTGGAAATTTTTGCAGAATTACAACATGTACTTTACCAGTACGGTAAAAAATTATAGAGATGAGTATGTTAGTAGTGATTTTTATCGCAAGACCTTTGTGGACAATGATTTACCCAATCTATATTGCGGAGTGCATTACTATAATCGATGCAGAGAAAATTTTAAATTTGTAGACCTTTTGGCAAATATTGTGCGTAACCATAATATTTTTTATTCAAAATTTACTCCAAAAAACCAACAAACATGGTGCAGCATGGATGTTAGTGTGTCTTTGGCTAGTAAAATTTTGAACCTTACGTCAAAAATTACCAGCACAGACTCATTTATCACTTTTACTCACATGAAACCTCATTTACAAAATTGGAGCACTGTGCCCAATCATTGGATGGAGAAAGTAAATGTGTATTTTGACCCTAACATGAACATAAAAATTGATAATTTTCGTCAGCAGGGAATTCTACACTATGTGGAAGATCAATTTTTAACTGATGATTTATTAAAAATTATTGAAAAAAAATATTTTGAAAGGATTAGATAAAATGTTTGTAACTTTTGATTCAGAATCAGGAAAAATTTTGAGCTGCTCTGTGAATGAATCACCCAACAGTTTAGCCATAGATAAACAATTGGGAGAAAAATTCATAATGGGAATTGAATCAATGTTTAGCTATAAGATAGAATATGTAGATAGCACTTATAAGTTATGCAAGAGAAATGTAGTACAGAAAGAAAATCTTATTGTGCAAAACAAAAAAAATACTATTATTAATCAAGGTGTATATAAAATTCCAAATAAAACAAATGATCACCAAGGTATTCTTATCAGAATATTAGAACAACAAAAAAAAATAGAATTTTTAATAGATGAGAATTTTAAAAATACACTTAAAATTACGGTCACAGATACAAATCAAAGAATACATAATTTTTATAGTTGCAAAAAACATGATGCTACTCAGTTGGATCGTATATTTGAAATTAATTTGTATGAATTAGCTATGAAAAAAATATTAAGTTTTGATTATACACCAAAAGATGAAGTGGATATTTACTGCAAAAAAGTTTTCGACTACTCTTTGGAAAGAATATATGAATAAAATTGCTATTAAAGATTGCGATATCGTATTTTTGAGCTATGATGAGCCCAATTGTGAAAAAAATTATGCAGCACTCAAACAAATAGTACCTTGGGCCAAACGAGTGCATGGTATACATGGATCAGATGCTGCACACAAAGCCTGTGCTGCTGTGTCTGACACAGAATATTTTTTAACTGTGGACGGTGACACTCAAATTAATCCAAAAATATTAGATGTAATACTGGATTTAGATGCTATGGGCATGGACTCAAACTGGATATTCAGCTGGTGTGGACACATTAATGTGAACGGACTCAAATATGGCAATGGCAGTCTCAAATTATGGACTAGAAAATTTGTGAATGAAATGAAAACACATGAAAATTACTCTGGTGCAGACAACAATGAAATAGAATTTTGTTATTTTAACAATTTATATCAGTTCAACGAAAATTACAGCACCAGTTACATTAACAACACACCCAAACAGGCATGGCGAGCTGGTTTTAGAGAAGGGGTAAAAATGAGTTTGAGTAAAAATTATAGAATCAAACACATAAATGAACTGTGGTGGCAGAACTATCATAGATTGTTGATCTGGATGACTGTGGGTCAGGATCTGCAGAATGGTATTTGGGCTATTGCAGGAGCTAGAGAAGGCTGTTATAGAGTACTTTGCACCATGTGGGACTATACACAGGTTAGAGATTTTAAAACATTAGAGCAATTATGGTTAAGTTTTAGTAATAATAATACTTGCAATGAAAAAGATGCCAAACAAAAAAGCATAATTTTAGGTAAAGAAATCAAAGATATTCATGCATTAGACTTTCCTATAGAACCTTTCGACGTTGATAACAGTAAATTTTTTAAAAAATTGTACCATAACCCACCCCGTACGATTAGAAAGACCATATAATGTACGATATATTTTTTATCAGTTACAATGAAAGCCATGCTGACACAAATTATCTGCACTTAAAGAAAAGATTTCCACTAGCTCAGCGTGTGCATGGAATTAAAGGCATACATCAAGCACATATAAAAGCAGCCACATTGAGTTTGACCAAAATGTTTTGGGTAGTAGATGCAGATGCAGTGATCAAAGATGATTTTCAGTTTGATTTTGTTGTGCCGGACAAGTATCTTAATGCTGTGCATGTGTGGAGGAGTTCAAATCCCATCAATGAATTAGAATATGGCTATGGAGGTGTAAAATTATTGCCTAAAAGATTAACTATGCAAATGGATACTAATAGAATAGACATGACCACCAGCATATCAGATGTTTTTTTTGCTAATGAACAAGTTTCTAATGTGACCATGTTTAACACAGATCCATTCAACACATGGAAAAGTGCTTTTAGAGAGTGTGTCAAACTCAGCAGCAAAGTGATTGATCGTCAAGTGGACAAAGAAACTGAAAAAAGATTGTTGATTTGGTGCACAGTGGGTGCAGATCAACCATACGGAGAATATGCCATTGCTGGAGCCTTGGCAGGCAGAGTGTATGGCACAGACCACAGAAGTAATTCTGATGCTTTGAGAATGATCAACAATTTTGAATGGTTAAAATTAACATTTGTGGGACAGTTTCCACACATGGAAAAAGAAATATTATGATAGACAGCAATATTCCATTTGATAAAATCATAAACTTTGGTCAACGCACCATGCTGGACAGCAAATTATTTTCTGTGAGCTGGATCTTGGCTCGTTTTTGCAATTATGATTGTTCTTACTGCTGGCCTTATGCCAAAAGCAAACAGAAAGATCACAGACCATTGTCAGTTTACACAACAGTGGTGGATGAAATCAAACGCCAGGCCAGGTTGAATGGATTCACTGACTATCATTTTAGTTTTTCAGGTGGAGAACCCACTGCCTACAAAAATTTTTTACAATTGGTACAGCACTACAGTGCTGATACTGCTCCTGAATATCAAAGTATTCACATGACCACCAACCTAAGTCCTTCAGAAAAATGGTGGGAGCGATGGTTGGAAGCCACAAAAACATTGAACCGTCGCAGCATCACTGCAAGTTTTCATGCTGAATTTGCTGATGAACAAAAATTTGGAGATAAAATATTGCTGTTAATGAAGCATAATGTGTTTGTCACAATCAATCAAGTGATGGTGCCTGATAGATTCACAGAATACTATGACAGATGCGCAAGATTTAATTCCAGAGGCATCAATGTCACACTAAAACCACAGAGTGATCCCACTGCCAGTCATGTGATAGAGGGTTACAGCACTGCACAATTGAACACATTGCAGACAGGCTTTCCACAACGCATACAGGAAGGTGAAAACTACAAAGACTTGTTTCAAATTGAGATGCAGGATGCTCAAGGCAACAAGTATTACATGGATCAAGCAGAGCGATTCAATGCTTTTGGCTTCAACAAGTTTAAAGGATGGCACTGTAATGCTGGATATCAAAGTTGTATCATCAGAGAACCAGGCGGAGAAGTCAAACGCAGTTACAGTTGTCATGATGAACCACTGGGCAGCATAGAACAAGGGTTCAAACTGTTTGACAAACCAAGAATTTGCATCACTCCCACTTGTGTGAGTTCAGCAGACTCAAAAATACCCAAGGCTAGACATGTATAGATACGAAGATATTAGAGATATTCATTTAGAAATCACCAGCAAGTGTCAAGCCAAGTGTCCCATGTGTCCTAGAAGAATCAGTGGAGGTCCTTTGAATCCGTTTATTAAGTTGGAAGAAATAACTGTGGCACAATTCAAACAATGGTTTCCAGAAAAATTTGTAAAACAATTACACAGTTTGTTCATGTGTGGTAATTTGGGAGATCCAATCATATCCAAAGACACATTGGAAATATATCAGTATCTGCGTGAAGTGAATACTAATATTAGACTGGCCATGCACACCAACGGCAGTGCCAGAGACCCAGAATGGTGGAAGAGACTGGCACAATTAAAGGTCAAAGTTACATTTGGATTGGATGGTTTAAAAGATACCAATCACTTGTACAGGATCAGCACAGATTTTGACAAAATCATGCAGAATGCTGAGGCATTCATCACAGCAGGTGGAGTGGCCAAATGGCACATGCTGGTTTTTGCTCACAATGAACATCAAATTGAACAAGCAAGAGTTATGAGCAAACAAATGGGCTTTGTGGATTTCTCAATCAAACACACTTCTAGATTCAAACAGGATTATTTACAAGTGATTGATGATGCGGGCAGACCCACACACAGAATAAAGCCCACTCAAAACAGTTTGGACATGATACCACTAATTGAACAATCACAGAAAGAAGAAAAACCACATATTGTGTGCAAAGCACAAAAAGGTAAACAAATCTATGTGAGTGCGTGTGGCAATGTATCACCTTGTTGCTGGTTGGATATGGAATGGATTCCTCCCATGCAAGAATCTAGAATTGATTACATGGAAAAAATTTCAGAATTTCCCAATCTGCATCGTCAAACGCTGGAGGAAATATTTGATAGCGGTTACTTTACCAAGATAGAAGCACAATGGGGTACAGTGGGATTGAAAGAATGCACCAAACAATGTGGTTCATTTGATAAACTAGGAGCACAATTTGTTGAAAATTAATATACAAGACGTTTTATTTTGGATGGATGCTATCAGACAGTCTGATGATAGATATCGCACACTGGAAAGTTTCTGGAAAGGTCAAATCAACAGCAAAGTATGGTTGATTGAACAATTAAAAAAATTACCCAGAGCACACAGCATGGATATTTTGATCTGTGGCGGATGGTATGGAGTGATGGCCACACTGTTGTTCAACAGTGATCTGTATGTGAACCGAATAACCAGTATAGACATAGACAGCAAGTGTGAACTCACAGCAAATACCATGAACAAACAGTATGAAATCGCTGGAAGATTCCGTGCTGTCACTCAAGACATGATGACTTATAAAGATTATGGTGGATATGATATGATTATTAATACAGTGTGCGAGCATTTGACAACAGAACA